TATTCCTCAATATGATACTTTAACAACCCGTAAGACTCAGGTAGAAATTGATAATTTTAAAGATAGTAATCCAGATGCTACGGTAGAAGATATTGTAGCTCATTTAAAGACTTTAAATGATAGCCCAGAGGCAGCAAATCGCCGAGTTCCTTATATCACAAATAAGGCAGCTATTGAAAAGATGATTGAATTAGAAACAGAACCAGCAGCTCTTAATGAACCTTCTGCAAGTGATATTGCAAAAGAAAAACAAGCCAAGATTGCAAGAATCAAACAAGCACTTTTAAAATTACGATCTGGTAAGGCAATGCCTAAGGTAAAACCAGAAATTCCAGATACTGATGATGAGGAAGAAGTAGATGATACTATTCCAGATGATGTTAGATCAGAATATATCCCTAAGAAGGATGATGAAGAAGATTACGAAGCTTGAAGGTAATTTTCTGTTAATACCACAAATTTCATTCCTTGTTTAGCTGCATACTCTGTAGCGGCTTTCCATTTGCATTGATTTTGATTATACATCAAATTTTCATATAGTATAGTGCTAGTTTTTTTACGATTAGATGGTATTGGAGCCATGGTATGAGCTAAAGGTTTTACTTCAATTAGATACTTTTCTATTTTGTCATTTGGATCTTTGATAGCGGCTATTAAATCCACATAATACTTGTGGATCTTCTTATCTACGGGATTATAATAAGGAACTACAATAGATTCACTAGCCCAAGCAATTACGTTAGGATTAGTATCAAAAAAATAAAAAAATTTACTTTCCAATGCAGATCTATATACAGGATTGGTGTTACCCTTGTATTTTTCTTTATTGATAGGGGTATATATTCCTTGCTTAAATTTACTAGCCTTCATATTGTTATTTAGACATGGTTCAGATAAATCAAAATTTAGTTATAAATACTTTTTATAGAGTATGTAAACGTCCTACTTTTAAGAAGAGCACGTCTACCTATGTAGCTGAATGTCCTTATTGCCATGAAGGATCTAGCGCTGGTAAAAAGAGAAGATTCTTTTATATACCAGCTAAAGATCAATTATACTGTCACAATTGTTCAATTAATCGTAATGGATTTAATTTTGTTAAAGAATTAACAGATATGTCAGTAGCTGAAATATTATCTGAATCAGATAATCAAGCAGACACAGTAGATGAATTGATTAAAAAGTCAGAGATTTATAAAAAGCTTAATCCAAATAGCTTACCAGATGATTCTATTAATTTGTTTGATGCTAGCCAGGTAGATTTTTATAAAAACAATAAAGTAGTAAAAGATGCTTTAGATTTTATTAAAAAAAGAAGACTTGATACAGCAGTCAATAAACCAAAAGCTTTGTGGTTAAGCCTTACAGACTATACTCATAAGAATAGGGTTATATTTCCTTTTTATAGTAAAGGCGCCAAGATAGAATTCTATCAGTCTAGAGCTTTATATAAAGAAGATGCAGATAGAGCCAAATATCTATCCAAAGCAAATAGTGATAAATTTGTATTTAATATTAGTCTAGTATCTCCAGATTTAGAATATATTTTCTTACAAGAAGGCCCTATAGATGCTATGTTTTTACGTAATAGTGTAGCTTTAGCAGGCATACACCCAACAGAAGAACAATTAGAAATTATTACAAATTTATATCCATTACATAATTTAATTTATGTATTAGATAATCAATGGGTAGATTCTACCTCACATGAGGTAACAAAGAAATTATTAAATGCCGGCAACACAGTCTTTATATGGCCAGAAAAATTAAAAGAATTTAAAGATTTAAATGATCTCTGTGTTTATCTAAAGAAAGATGAAATCAAACCAGAATTTATCATTAAACATTCCTTTTTAGGTATGAAAGGATTATTAGAATATTCTCATATTAAATGCAAACAAAATTAATAGCCACAACAACACCAGGACATTGGAGTCCTTTTGAGCATGTATCTTGCACTTTTGAAATTATTACATCTCGAGCAATAGCAGCACAAATATTAAGACACCGTTCTTTTACTTTTCAAGAATTCAGTCAACGGTATGCAGAAATAACAGAGCTAGAACCTATTGAGTGGAGAGAACAAGGTAAAACTAATAGACAAGTAGGGGATAAACCCATTATATTAGATGCAGCTTTGCAATTACAGGTATCTCAAGCTCAAAAACAAAGCTATAATGCTTATCAAGCTCTTATTAAAGCGGGTATAGCTAAAGAAAGCGCTCGAATGATATTGCCTCTTAATACTCAAACAACCCTCTATATGACAGGAACATTGCGTAGCTGGATTCATTATCTAGAATTACGCTGTGCAGAAGGAACCCAGAAAGAGCATAGACTTATAGCATTAGACATAAAAAAACGTCTCGAGGTAAAATTCCCAGAGACGTTTAAGGTTTTAAATGAAGTTAATTTTAACGCTCTGAAGCATCCTTAATCTTCTTTTCTGAAGTAATAACAACAGATTTAAATACTTCTGCTAATCCACGAAGACTTTCTGCTAATTTTGTAATGCGCTTTTCTTCACGGCGAACAACACCTCTAAAAGGAACAGAATTCTTTAATTCTAATAGATTGATTTGAGAATTTAAGCTTTCTGGACCAGTTCCATTAACAAAGTGTGCCATGTCTTCAAGCCTCTTAATCCATTCATGAGCTGCATGAATACCAGTCTTATCAATAGCAAGTTGTGGATTATCAGCTACTTTAAAATCATCTGGATTAGTTCCTTTATCTAAAGATGCCTTCCAAGCTGTTTCATCACCTTGAGCTTCATCCCCAGCTGCTTCTTCTAATCCAGTCATATCCCATTCTTCGTTTGTAGCTTGTGTACCTTTTTTGTAGGTATCTTGTACTTTTTTCCATTGTTTAAATTTTTTATAATAATTTTTTAACAATTTTAAAGTATCTTCATAAGCTTCACTATCAACTTCATCCTCATCATAAGGATCCTCATAGAAATCATAGTAATCATCACGATTTGCGTAGCAGTATTCATCAAAATAATAAGCCACTATTTGAGCGTGTGTCCAATTTTCAACTTTAGAGTCTATATCAATACCTGGCTCTATATCTATTTCTTTATACAACCATTCTGTAAACTCGTCTTTATTTTTCCAATTATGTACAACTTTAAGATATGGAAAAATATGATACGATGAATTTAAATCAGAATAAGGTTCACTATTTTCTTTTAGTTCCATTGCTTTTTTTGTTGCAATAGCGCCGCGGATATCTTTACCATATTTCTTTACAACAGCTTTTTTATCTAATCCTTTAAAAATCTTATTGCGTTCTTTCTTTTCAGCAGGTGTCATCTTCTTCTCAGTCATCTCAGATTTGCCTAAAAGAAGCTTTTTCTTGGAGCCTTCTTTGGCTTCTAATAATGGCTCATCGTTAAGAGATTTTAAAAAGGTAGAGGAATACTTTGACATAATAATAATATTTATCTAAACTTTCATTGTTTTCTATTGAATTTAACCAAAAAGTCTATAATATACACATATGTCTAAAGCACTAGTAATACTATCAGGTGGTATGGACAGTTCTATATTGCTTCATTATGTAAGCAAAAAGCTCAATTATGATGAGATTTATGCTATAACCTTTAATTATGGTCAGCGTATTATTAGAGAGGTAGATTGTGCCAAATATCAGGTTGAAGCTTGTAAGGTTAAAGAACATAAGATTGTAAACATGGATTTCTTTAGAGATATCTCAACCATGTCAGCTTTAACCAATACTAATTTAAATATACCTAAAGCTAAAGACGATATCGGTAATGCTCAGCCTTTAAGTTATGTTCCTTTTAGAAATTTATTATTATTAACCACAGCAGCAGGATGGGCTGAATCTGTAGGTGCATCAGATCTATTTTATGGAGCCGTTCAAACAGATGACTTTAGCGGGTATTGGGATTGCACATCATTATTTCTAAATAAAGTAAATGATCTTTATAGTCTCAATCGCAAGAATACTATTAAAGTTAATGCGCCATTTATGCAATATTCTAAGGAGCAAGTGGTTAAAGAAGGAATTGAATTAGGCTTAAATTTTAATCAAACACATACTTGTTATGAAGGTAAAGAAATAGCTTGTGGTGAATGTGTTTCTTGTTCTGCTCGATTAAAAGCTTTTATTGATAATAAAACCATTGATCCAGTAAAATATGCTCGAGAAATACCTTGGAGCAAATATGAATGTAAATCTATTTAATTATGTGTGGTATAGCAGGATCAAAATACAAAGATAAAGCTTTTAAATTATATAATGATAATCTTGCAAGAGGTTATTATAGCTCTGGAGCTTTGACATTAGATTCTAATGGAGAATATCATACACATAAAGCTTTGGGTGTATTTAATGAGGCTATAGATTGTTTTAATCCACCTGGTATAGAAACCCATGCTAGATATTTTTTATATCATTCTCGAGGACCAACAGTAGAAACAAAAGAATTTGAACCTATTAATAATCATCCATTTTTTTATGGAGATTGGATAGTTGCTCATAATGGTATTATTAGCAATTTTGAAAGTTTATGTAAAGAATATTTTCCAGATGAAGATTTTACAGGTAGAACAGATAGTTGTATCATACCCCGTATGTTAGAAATTAAGCCAACTATATCAGAAGCGGTTGAACAACTTAAAGGAACTTTTGCTTTCTGGGCTTTTAATTCTAAACATAAAAAGACTTATTTAATAAGAAGTGCTAGCACTTTATTTGCCAATCAAATTACAGGATGTTTTTCTTCTACAGAATTTGAAGATAGCAAACCTTTAGAAGAAGGAATCATATATGCAATACAAGACTATGATTGCATTGTTCCAGCCGGTAAATTTAAACACAATTCTCCATACTTTATACTATAAATATAAAGAATGGCTAATGACGCAATAGACTATATAAACAAAGATATCTCCAATCTTAAAACAGATTTACAAACGATTAGTAAATTGGTCAGAGATGGTAATGGTCAACCAAGTCTTATGCAACAGGTTGCAACATTACAAAATGATATAGCTCATTTAGAAGTAGAAATGATAGAGAGATTAAACACTTTAGAATCTAGTGTCACAGATTGTCAAAGGCGCCATAAAGAGAATTCTAAATTGACCTGGCAATTTAAAACAGCTATTGCAGTGGCTTTAATTACAAGTTTTACATCTATTTGGATACATTATAATAATGATAAATCCAATAATGAAGATATTGTATTACAGCAGATTTTAGAAAAAATAGATCATATTAAAAAATAATAGTGATTAAATTTTATAAGCCTATATACTATCAATAGTATATGAAAGGTTTAAATTTAACAACAGAAGAAAAACAGCTAATAATTGAAGCTTTATTATTCTCCTCATCAGCTGAGGTTTGCTCAGAATGGACTCCAAAGCATAATCAAGATATGGTTATGTTGGCTAAAAAATTAAATAATCCAGAGATAAACCTTACCAATATATATTTATTTGATCCTAGTAGTGCTGATGATAAAGCCACTGGTTTGGTTCAAGAGAATTTTCCAACATTACATAAAGCTAGTGTTTATACCTTTTTATGAGCATCTTTTTAGGTTTTTGCTCACCAGATGAGTCTAAAGAAGCAAATAAAAAAAGGCTCGGTAAACATAGCATTTATAATAGTGAATGTTTTGAGGATATTACAGCAATTCATCCATTTTTAGGTAATACAGATAGTATTGCAAAACAATATAATAAATTAATACAAACCTATAGCTCTCAAGATTGTATATTGGTTTTAGTTCATGATGATGTTCTTATTACAGATAAGAATTGGATTAATAAATTAAAATTTGCATTAGAAAAATATGATGTTACTGGGTTGGCTGGTGGTAGCAATGCATCTATTAAACAACCTTGTCTATGGCATTTAATGTGCCCAAAAGAAACGTATAGTGGCACAGTAGGTCATCATATGGACAACAGAACTTTTAAAACATATTTTGGACCAACCGGTAGAGTATTATTACTTGATGGTTTATTTTTAGCTTTTAATCCTAAAAAGATATTTGAAGCGGGTGTAAAATTTGATGAATCTTGCCCCTCAAAATTTCATTTCTATGATATAGATTTTAGCTTGCAATGCAATAAAGCTAAATTTAAATTAGGAACCATTAATATTGACGTTACCCATGCCTCCCCTGGACTTAGATCATACTCTCAAGAATGGCTTAATGGACAAGATTGGTTTTTAAACAAATTTAACCGTGGAGAATATTAAAATTTATATTAACATACTATTATGATTATCACAGACCAAAAAATATATAACGGAGATTTTATTCACAAGCGTTTTGCTTATAAGTATTTTAGAGATCGCACATTGCCTATTGGCAATATTGTTTCTTTTAAAGCCCCTATGGAGGTAACTATTAATCTTATTGATTTAGAAGACTCTCTAGAAAAGGATTATATCTATAGTGAATCAGCTATTAATTTTTGTTGGGAGATTCCAAATCTAGATCCATTTGGTGCGGTTTGTTTTCAGCGCTTATTTAATACGTATATAGCTAATACACTTCACAAATATATCAATAAGCCTATAGAGATGAAGGGTGATGATATTATGATTTATGATAACTTTACACAAGGTGGGGTTGAGCAAACCAAAGGTAAAGCTTCGGTTAGTATCACCTATTCTAAAGAGAATGTAGCTATTGGTCATACAGGTATTAATGTAATTGCAGGTAAGAATGCACCAGCTTTTGCTTATAGCACTAATTTAACACCAGAACAGGTAGTTAAATTCCAAAATGATGTTATTGATCAATTCTACAGCACGGTAGATAATATCTTTATTGCCACGACAAAAATCATCGTATAATGTTTGATCATATCAATAAGATTCTTTATAAACCTAAAGAATCTAATTCTACTCATATTGAGGGAGAATTTCAGCCATATCTAATACAGCGGTGGTGTTCTATGCATTCACCGCAAATTGCTAATTTAATAAATGAAACCAGCAATAAGGTATGGACTATTATGGATAGTAATCAAATGTGGTATGATTATCTTAATGTAGTCATACCTAAAGTCCAATATAAGAAGATATCTTATATTAAAAAGAAAAAAGAAGAGTCCAAAAAAGATTCTAAAGAAGCTATACAAATAGTGGCCAATAGTCTTGAAATTTCTGTTCGTGAGGTAAATCAATATGTAGAAACATTTAACCTACTTATACCTTATGGCAAAAAACATTCAAAGCAAACTTGAGAGAGATTTAAAACGTCGTGGCGTAGATAAAGTCACTAGAGATACTGTATTAGAGACTAATGAGAGTTTAGATACAGATCTTACTAAAGGTATGGTTCGTTTAGAAGAACATATCAATAGTGATCTTAATTTAAAAGGTTGGGAATTGACCGCGGTCTTAGATGACATTTTAATGTGTCAATTTGCAGATATTAATGAAGATGGAACTATGATTAAGAGAGATGATATTTGGATTCCTATTAATGCTGTTCAACAGGCTTGGCGAGTAGCTAAGGTTTTATTAGCAGGGCCACGAGCTAAGGTAAAGCCCGGTCAATATGTTATTTTCCCAAGCACATTTGGTTTAAAAGCAAGTAACATAAATAATCTTAAACATATTGTATTCCTCAATGAAGATCGTATATTTGGCGTAGCAGCCCAGAGCAAATAATGAGATTATCCCGAGCAGGCTTAATGGCACTTTTAAGAAATAATGCAGTAGAATTAAGATTTACTCGCAGAAAGCCTCGTGTGGGAGATTTACCTCATCGTCGTATGTTGGCTACCAATGATGTTAGTCTTCTTAATAGCTCTGCTGGACGAACAGCTTTAAACTTTCGTCCAGCTACAGGTCGTTTAAAATTTAGCCCAGCTCAAAAGAATCTAATAGTTGTATGGGATATTTTTATGCAAGATTATCGTTTGGTGCCTGCTGAATCTGCAGATGTAGTTAGTGTCATTCCTACATCACCACCAGAAAAATTTTGGGAATATTTTAGCAAGACCTTGACTAAGATGTCTGCAGCAGACAAAGAAAGGTTCATGGACAAATAATGTTTGAATATATAGACAACAATCTTAAACACCTTTTTCAAAAAGATGTGACTCTTACCTTAGGTTCTAAACAATATAAAAAAGGTAAATTCATTAATTATAAATTTAATGGGTGTTATATTTCTTTTAATATTCTTTCTACTAAGAAAAAAGAAATATTTGAAATACCATTTCCTTATTCCGTGAGATCTATATCACCTAATTGTATTGTGTTTGATTATACTTTTGAGGCTTTGGCAGAACATGATTTTGAACTAAGCATTAATTTAAAATCTGTAAGTCCAGTCAAAAAATGTAAATTTTATAATACAACCTTATCAATAAGTTATTGACATTGGTTAAGGTTTAGGTATACTAGGGTTTGTGAAATTAGAATCTTCTTTAGTAAATTATTTTCCACCAGGGTTTTCTCCAAGACCACAGCAAGAAAGAGGTCTTAATCTTATTGAAGAAGCAATCAATAAAGGTGTTAAATTTATAATTGTTCAAGCACCAACAGGATCAGGTAAATCATTTATTAGTAAAACCTTAGGTAATGCTTCTGCAGAAGCTGATAAAGATTATAAAGATTTGGTTTTAAATTATCATGCTTATGATAAGGATTATGAAGAGATAATGCCTAAGAAGCCAATACATGGTTGTTTTGCTCTTACTACCACTATAGCCTTACAAGATCAATATAAACAATTGTTTGATGATGCAGTTCTTTTTAAAGGCAAAAGTAATTATCAATGTGATGTTGATAATGAATTTACAGTAGAACAAGCGCCTTGTTTGATAGCTAATAATTTGAAAAGATCTTGCTGGAATGAACATAGATGCCCTTATTATGAAAATCGTAATAAGGCTCTAACGGAAAAATTTACAGTTCTTAATTATGCTTCATTCTTTAATCTGCCAAATCATCTTAAGAAAAGACAAATAATTGTAGCAGATGAATGTTCAGAATTAGAAGATGAAATTGTTAAATTTTATTCCGCAACTATTGAATATGAAAAATTAGCCAAAGTTGGTATAGATTCTACCAAATTAACTACAGAAGATCCTAAACCAGTATTAGGCTGGCTTACAGATTTAGCAGAAGAAACTAAAGCAGCTATTGATCTTGGAGCTTATAAACAACGCAATCAAAATAGTAAAATTGAACTTAATAAACAGCAATATCGTAAAGAGCTTTATGATGCAATAACTTCTATTATTGATAATTGGGATAATACACAATACATTATTGAAAAGGATGGAGACAAAGCTACTTTTACACCTTTAAAGATAGATAGGCTTACGGGTTGTTTATTTGATTTTGCAGATGTAGTTATTTTAATGAGCGCTACAATTGTAGACAAAAAGGCTTTTGCTAATACATTAGGTATTACCAAATATGAATATATTGAATTTGAATCTACTTTTGATCCAAAGAAAAGTCCTATTCATTGCCATACCAAATATCCATTAAACCAAGCTCTTAAACAAAAGAACCTACCTTTTGTTATAGATCTAGCCAAATCTATAGCAGAACATCATAAAGGCAAAAAGGGTATAATTCATACCCACAGCCATGAAATTACCAAAGAATTACAAAGAAGCTTAAATGGTAATAGATTCTTATTTAGAGAGGGTGGAGCCAAAAATGCTCCTATTATCTTTGAGCATAAAACACGTAAAGATGATACAGTATTGGTTAGCCCATCTCTTACTATGGGATTAGATTTGGTAGGAGATTTAGGAGAATGGCAAATTATTATAAAATTGCCTTATGCTAGTTTAGGTAATAAAAGAGTTAAAAAGATGGCAGATTTAGACTCTCATTGGTATACCATGAAGATGTTTATATCTTTAATACAAGCTTGTGGTAGATGCACTAGAAGCCAAGAAGATACATCAATTACCTATATTTTAGATGGGCTTTCTCTTAAAACTATAGTAAAGAATAAAGATATTTTACCAAAATACTTTATAGACCGTATAATGTAAGTATATAAGTGCAGAACTATACCTTTCATTCTGAGATAGAAGACCTATTAACACAATGGCTACAAGCCTTTGATGGGGCTATTGTAAAAAGAAAGGATGCTAATGGTAATGTTGGCAATAATGTTGCTGTTAGATATGTATATGCACCAAAGCAAAGAGTTCTTTTTGACCTAATAGATAAAGCTCAGCACATTACTTTACCAGCGGTAGCTTTTTGGATTAATAGTATTAGTCGAGATAATACAAGAGTATTCAATAAACTTTACGGTCAATATTGGATAGATAACACTTCTTCACCTTATAATACATCTGTAGCAGATCAAAATCTACAACCAGTTCCTATTAATATTGAAGTTAATGTTAGTATATTGACTCGCTTTCAATCTGATATGGATCAGATTTTAAGCAATTTTGTGCCTTATAGTGATCCATATTTTGTCATTTCTTGGACAAGAGATGGTATGCCTAATCTAGAAATTAGAACAGAGGTTCTTTGGAATGGTCAATTAACAATGACCTATCCAACAGAGCTAACTGAAACACAGCCAACTCGAGTCTCAGCAGATACATCTTTTACTATTAAAGGTTGGTTATTTAAAGCAGATGCTAATCCAGTTGGTAGAATATTTAAAATTGATACTAATTTCTATGCAGTATCTGGGGTTCCTACTTTACAAAGCATTCAATCTCTAGTTAATCCAGCTTACACAGAATCATTTGCTATTTCAGCTATACCAGAAATTCCTTATACAGATCGTTGGATGACTCCAATATCTCTTTCGGGGGCTCTTAATCTTTATGGTAGTAATCTTAGTTACACCAATTATGTTTATTTAAGCAGTAACAATAGTCTGTTTAATGAAAAATATTCTAATACATTTAATCCATTTGTTTCTTCATTTAGTTTGTCAGCAAGCTATCCAGCATTGACCGGAGTGATTCCAGCTTTAGGTTATAATATTGTTAGTGATAATAAACTTTGTGTATATTATCAAGCACCTTCAGCATATGGTTTCTTTGATATCATTGTAGCTAATGATGCTGGTTATACATTCCTTACGCAAAGTTCTTATAATATTAAATATACAGAACAATATCCATATGTAGAAGGTATTGAGGTTCCACCTTTATCAGCCTTTATACCACCTTCTCCTACACCAAGTATTTCAATTACACCTAGTGTAACACCTACCCCATCAATTACGCCAAGTAACACTCCGCCAGTTACACCAACACCATCTATTTCAATAACGCCTTCTCGCACACCGTCAGTTACACCAACTCCTAGTGTAACACCAAGTATTTCAATTTCACCAACTCCAACCCCAACGCCTTCTCATACCCATTAATAATATATGTTACCTCCTATTACCTATGGTTTAATGAATCAGTTGGACGCTTACTTGTTATCAGCTAGAGGCTGGAAAGATGATCAAAATCTTATTTCTGCGGTTATACCAGACAATGTAAGCTCTAAAGGATGGCTT